GCGGCCTCAAGCAGGCATTCGAGCTGGCCGGCCAGTGGGTAGGCGAAACACTGCCGGAGGACTTCTCTGTCGATATCTACGACGACTTTGGGATCACTTTACGCGCTGAAGCGGACACCAAGACGCTGTTTAACACCAGACAAGCCGGGGATCTGTCCCGTGAAACCTACCTGCGCGAGATCAAATTGCGGGGCACCCTGTCCGAGACCGTGGATATTGACCAGGAGCTGGTGCGCATCGAGAACGAAGGCCCGGACCTGGGGCAGGTGGGGCGCGAGGATGAGGACGACTAATGCCGGCCACAGTCAACCAGATCATCGCTGACAACACTGTGCGCCATGGCATCCACCTGGAACGGTTCAAGAACCAGGAAATCCGGGCCATGGTCGGCTTTCTCAATGGCCAGGTGGAGCCGGACCTGATCAGGCAGCTCCAGAAATATGCAGGCCGCACCCTGACGCGCAGGCGCATCGCAGAGATGCGCAAGGCGGTGCACGAGATCACCCGGGCAGGCTACCAGCAAATGCACCGGCGCATCCGGGCGGACCTGTACGAACTGGGCAAGATCGAGAACCGCTGGCAGGCAAACATGATACAACAGGCCCTGCCGGCTGAACTCGCCATTACTGTGCCCATGGCCAGTGCCGTTCGCGAAATGGTCACGAATAAGCCGATCTTCGGCAAGTTCGTCAAGGAGTGGTTCGCCGAGATGCCCGGGGCCACGGCCAGACGCGTCAACCAGCAGATCATGATCGGCTACACCGAAGGCGAGGGGATTGATGCCATGGTGCGCCGGATCAGGGGCACACGAAAGCTCAAGTACAGAGACGGCATCCTGAACCGCTCGCGCCGCGAAATCGAGTCCATCGTCAGGACCTCGGTGTCAGGTGTCTCCAACAATATCCGCGCGGGCGTCTACCAGGCCAATGCCAATGTGGTCAGCAAGGTTCAGATATCAGGCACTTTGGACACCCGGACCTGTGAAATCTGCATGTTTGAGGATGGCAGGACCTATCCCGTGGACCAGGGGCCTAGACCGCCGTTCCATTTTTCGTGCCGGTGCTCCACTGTGCCGGTGGTCAAGGGCTGGCGGGCCTTGGGGCTGGAGGATCCGCCTGCAACTTGGCGCTCCAGCCTGGACGGCAGAGTGCCGGCGTCTGTGACCTATCCACAGTGGCTAAGGCGCCAGCCCGCAGCCCTGCAAAACGAGGCCCTGGGCAGGCGAAAAGCTCAATTATTTCGCTCGGGCAAGCTGAAAATCCACCAGTTTGTGACGAGCCGCCACCATATCTTGAACCTGAAAGAGCTGGAATCGCTCGTCAATTAGGAGATCCCCCCATGGAAAACCCGCGACCCCCTTGAGAATTTTTTGATTTTTTGCTTGCTTCTTTTTAGAGGCATGCAGTAGTATTCTGTCAGCATTGACGGAATGTCATGTCAAAGACGCTGACGGAATGCCAGCACACTTCGGTGGCGGAAGGCCACCACCAATCATCCAGCGGAACGCTGAAAGTCAACGAATAAGGAGATTTGTTTATGGCGCTTAAGGCAATTTTGACCTCAGAAGAGTACGAAGCTTTATCAGAGAACAGCGCAATTCAGTCGGAATATGTCGAGAAGGACGGAAAGTACTTTCTGGACGTCACCCCAGTGGACACTTTTGCCCTGGAGGACGTGGGCGGGCTCAAGTCGGCCTACGCCAAGCAGATGGCCGAGGCCAAGGAGCTCAAGAAAAAGGTCCTGAGCTTCGAGGGGATCGATCCAGACGAGGCGCGCACGGCCCTGGGCAAGGTCAAGGAGATGAGCGACTGGACTCCGGAACAGAAGGTTCAGGAGAAAATCGAGTCCGTGACCCTGCAGATGGAGGAAAAGCACCGCAAGGAGATGCTGGACAAGGATGCCACCATCGAGTTGCAGAACCAGGTGATCGAACAGGAGAAGGTGCACAATGCCGCTGCCAAGGCCATTGCCGATCACGGCGGTGATGTGGATCTGCTGCTGCCACATGTCCTGGCCTCGTGTAAGTGCAAGCGGGAAGGGGACAACTGGGTGGTATCCGTGCTCGATGCCGAAGGGAATCCCAAGATCAGCAATCAGGCCGGCTCCACCGCGCCCATGACCATCGTGGAGCGGGTGGCGGAGATGAAGGCGTCGGACAAATTTGCCGTGTGTTTCAAGGCCACCGGGGCCAAGGGCAGCGGCGCCAGTGGCAACAACAGCGCCAACACGGGCGCAACAAAGACCGGGATCAAGACCATCAAGCGATCCGATCAGGAGGCCATCGAGGCCAACATCGAGGGTATCGCCAAGGGCCAGATCCTGGTCGTGGATGAATAACCTTTAGTTTTTGTGGGGGGCCTTATGGCTAATACACTTACCAATTTGATGTACACGATCCTGGCCCGCGGGCTCAATGTCCTGCGTGAGACGGCAATCATGCCGCAACTCGTGAACCAGGGCTATTCACTGACCCCGGCCCGGAAGGGCCAGACCGTCAACGTGCCTTACAGCAAGGCAAAGACGACCTATGACGTGACGCCCAGCAACACGCTTTTGAGTCCGGCGGATTCGGCGCCTGCGACCATCCCCATTGCATTGAACAACTGGAAGGGGGTGAACTTCTACCTGACGGACAAGGAGCGGACCCAGATCATGAAGGAAGACAATTTCCTGCCCCTGGAGACGGCAGAGGCCATGCGGGCACTGGGTAACGTGGTCAACAGCAATCTGCTGAGCCTGTACACCAAGGTCTACGGGTACGTGGGCACGGCCGGGACCACGCCGTTTAGCAATTCCACGGACAGGACCGCGACCAAGGACGCCACGTTACTGGCCACCAAGCTCAACGACCAGCTCTGTCCCAAGTCGAATCGTCAGGCAGTGGTGGATAGCGCCGCCGAGGCCGAGATGTTGGCCCTGCCCCAGTTTGCGAACCTGGACAAGTCCGGTGACAGTCAGGTGGTGACCGAGGCCACCATGGGGCGCAAGTACGGCTTCAACTGGCACAGCGAGAACGCCATTGTCACACATACGGCCGGGGTGCCGGGCGGCACGCCCCTGGTCAACGGGGCGCACGCTGCTGATGCGACGGCTCGCTCCGACACCCTGGCGGTGGACGGCATGACCATCACCACGGGGACCTATCTGGCCGGCGATGTTATTACCGTGGCTGGCCACAGTCAGACCTACACGGTACTGGCCGACGCCACGGCCAACGGTTCTGGCGAGGCGACCTTGAGCATCGCACCGGGCCTGCAGGCCGCTGTGGCGGACAATGCGGCGGTCACGCTCAAGGCCAGTCACGTGGTCAATCTGGGCTTCCATCCCCAGGCCTTTGCCCTGGCGACCGCTCCGTTCGAGGCCGACTTGAACGACAATCCCAACGTGTGGCTCAAGGACCCTGTGACCGGCCTGGTGGTGCGCCTGGAGATCATGCGGCAGTACAAGCAGACCGTGTGGGAGTTCGACATCCTCTGGGGCAGCGAATGTGTCAGGCCCGAGTTCGCCTCCCGTTTGGCTGGTTAGTCAGATTCCTGATTCAGATCAACACAAGGGCGGCATCACGCCGCCCTTTATTCTAGTTCCGAAAGGAGTGTTACCGTGAGATCAGTTATCAATCCCACCGTCGAAGTCCTGGGCCCTGCCGGAAAGATTGTCATCGACGAAGGCGATCTGGAAGCCTACCGGGCCCGTGGTTACCAAGTCTCCGGTGAACAGGCCTCTGGCACGGAGTCCGGGAACGAGGGCAGCGCAGACACCGAGACCCAAGAGTCAGTCTGCCTGGCCGACTTGACTGTCCCGGAGCTGAAGGAAAAGGCCGCTGCGCTGGGAATCGAAGGCTACGCCAATATGAAAAAGGCGGAGCTGGTCGAGCAAATCCAGGTCAAGCTCGCTGCAACTGAGTAGTCGCACGCGGAGGGACTTATCATGGCTTTGATCGTGGAAGACGGCTCAGCCAAGAGCGATGCCGAGAGCTACATCTCGGTGGCTGATGCAGATACGTACCACACCAGCTACACTGGCTCTGCCGACTGGAGTGGCGCCAGTGAGGCTGCCAGGGAGATCGCCCTGCGCAAGGCGACACTGTATTTGGATCTGAGGTGCCAGGGCAAGTGGCTGGGGGCACGTTACACCGAGGATCAGGCACTGGCCTGGCCCAGGATGAACGTGCCAGACCAGGACGGCTTCCTATATGCCGTCGACGAGATCCCTGTTGCCCTGAAGCGAGCCACAGCTGAGGCGGCCCTGCGCGTAATCGCAGGCGACGATCTGCTGGGGGTAATCACCGAGCCCGGAACGGTCGAGGGAGAATCAGTCAAGGTTGGCCCTGTCACCGAGACCATCAACTACGTCGGCGGTAAACCCAGCAGCTACGTGTACCCCAAGATCGAGGCTTTGATCCAGGGCTTGATCGATGACTGTAGCACTGTGTCGAGGGGGTAGCCTGTGGCGCTGTCGGCGGCAAGAACCTTGAGGATCTTGACCAAATATGGCTACGACGTGTCGTTTCGCACCTATGCGTCCAGCTCGTATGAGGTGCTCAATGGCAAGACCACCAAGGGGGCTGCCACGGATCACACGGTCAAGATCTTGGAGCCCTATGGCAAGGCCAGCTCGCCGGTCGAGAGTTTCGATTCACAAACCGGGGTCAGGCAGGCCTGTGCCTTTACCATCGCATCGCCATCGGGACTCACGTTCACGCCCAAGATCGGTGTGGAGATCATCGAGACGGACAGGACCTGGCGAATCACAGCCATGACCGAGATCGCCTACAGGGGATCGGTGATCCTGTATGAGTTCGCCATCGCATCGAAGCCGGCCCTGGATGCAGGTGTGTTCGGTGCTGACGGATACGGGGGCCAGGAGTATGACAGTTAGTTTTTTTATCAACAATAGAGGCAATCAGGCAGTCAGGTGACACCAACCCAGTTCAATTTGGCAGTGCAGAGGCACATCGACGACACGTTCGGCTCGATGCTGGCTGACGTTCAGCAGCAGCTCTGCATGGAGGCTCTACGCCGCGTGGTACAGAAGACCCCCGTGGACACGGGCCGGGCCAAGGGTAACTGGCAGGTGGGCGTCGGCGAGAGCCCTGCAGGAGAGCTTGACACCACAGATCCGGGCGGAGAGGCGACCATCCAGAAAGGCAATGCCAAGATTAAGGGCCTCGGTGCCTTTGGGACCTGTCACATCACGAACAACCTGCCCTATATCGTGGGCCTGGAGGACGGGCACAGCGCCAAGGGCAGTCACATGGTCGAGAGCACCTTGAACGAGTTGGCGGAGACACTGCTATGAACATCTCCGAGATCCATAGCGCCGTTCGCTACGAGTGGAAGAACCAGATCGCGGACCCCCAGGGCCTGTGGACTATATACGACAACTCGGACATAGCGCCACCGGTGGACGGTCGCAACTACTGCAAGCTCGATGTCATCGCTGACGACACGCGCCGGATCACCATTGGCGTCAAGCAGTATCGCACAGTCGGGCTGGCCGTGGCCAAGCTCTTTTGTGCTTCGGAGGCAGGTGACGGCGAGTTGCTGGAGATAGCCGCTGCGGTCGAGGTCGCATTCAGAGACGAGACCTTATCCGGCGTCAAATTCAAAACACCGCATACCCGGACCATAGGAAAGATCACCAAGGCCGGCAATGAATATCAAGTCAATGTCTACATCCCGTTTGATGCGGAAGACAGTTAAGGGGGCAATCAATGTCTGACACAAACAGAACTCAACTCGCTTACATCGCCGAGTCTACCTGGGGCACGCAGGTCACTGGGAGCGCCTTGCAGCTCCTGCGCATTACAGGCGAGAGCCTGAAACAGGAAAGCTCCATGTCTGAAAGCGGCGAAATCCGCTCTGACCGACAGGTGTCCGACATCCGGCGCACGCGCATCCAGGCCTCTGGCGGATTCAACTTTGAGCTGAGCTATGGCACCTATGACGATTTTCTGGCAGCGGCCCTGCAGGCAGCGGCCTGGGGAACCGCTGAGACGGTGACGGCGTCCACGATCAGTTTTGCGGCCTCGGGCAACACGATCAGCGACTCGGGCAGTGGATTCGGATCTCTGGTAGCGAACCAGTGGGTCAAGATCAGCGGCGCGACCAACTCCGCCAATAACGGCTTTTTCAAGATCCTCACGGCGGCGGCTGGCTCGATTACCGTGTCCGGGGGCACTTTGGTCGATGAGTCGGCAGGCCAGTCCGTTACGGTCCTGCAGGGTGGGCAGATCGTCAACGGTCAGACCTTGACCAGTTTCAACCTGGAACGCGGGTACACGGACCTGACCAACAAGTTCGCGCTGTTCCTGGGCATGGCGATCAACGGCCTGTCGCTCAATGTTCCGTTGGAGGGCCGTTTGACCGGATCGTTTGATCTTTTAGGGGCTGGGGAGTCGTCTGTGTCATCTTCGGGCGGTACGGGCTATACCGCGGCCACGACAACGCCGACCATCGTTGACGCTGAAGTGGTCAGTCTGCTTGAGAATCAGGCAGCCATGACGATCAGCAACTTTAGCTTCAACCTGACCAACAACCTGCGTGCCCGGATGAGAGTTGGTAGCGCAGGCGTGCTTAGTTTGGGCTCGGGTGCAATCGGGGTCACTGGTAGCCTGTCCGCCTATTACAGCGACGAAACGCTGTATGACAAGTACCTCAACGAGACCGCGTCGGCCTTGGCACTACCGATCACAGACAGTGCCGGCAACAGCTATCTGATCGACCTGCCTGCGGTCAAGTACACCAACGGCCAGAGGACGCCGACCGGCCCCAATGGAGATTGTTTCGCCGAGATGCAGTTCGGCGCCTATCGCGACTCAAGTGAGGACGTGACGATTCGTATGGCAAGATTTGCAGCTTAATGGAGTGACACATGAAACTTAATGCTTTACGCGCTGACCTGGACAAGGAGCGCAATGGAGCCTGGGTGCCCTATCAAGGTGGCATCCTTCTGAAGCTCGCCCGCCTGGGCAATCCGAACTACCGGGATGCCATTGCCCGGATCATTGATGAACGCAAAGTGCAGCTCAATGTCAAAGAGTTGTCTGAAGAGCAGATGCTTGACGTTCAGAAAGAAGCCGCGTCCCAGACGGTCTTGCTCGACTGGGAGAGCGTCGAAGATGAGCAGGGCAAGCCTATCCCCTACTCAAGCGCAACAGCCCTGGAGTGGTTCCGGGACGAAGAGCTGTGGCGGCTGTGGAATTTCATTCTCTATGAGTCGGCAGGTGAAGAGCATTTCCGCAAAGCACTCATTGAGGACGCAGCGGGAAACTAACTGCCGCGCTGCGGTGGCAGCTCGAATGGGGGCCACATGTAGCAGTGCTGCAGAAACGGGCCGAGCAGGGCCTTGACACGCCTGCTTGGGATAACCGGCCAGAAGTCAAACAGGAGTACCAATGGATCTTTGAAGGGTTCCTGGTTTTAGGGCGCAAGCGGCAATGTAACGGCATGGCAGTCAATCCACTGAGCATGTCGGACATCATGGCGTATCTCGACCTGACGGGAGTCAAGGACATCAATACCAGACTGATGTTTTTTGAGCTGGTATCGGAATTGGACACAGAGTTTTTGGAATGGAGTCGTAACGGTGAGCACGATCCGCGAAGCGACACTAAGCCTCAAGATTGACGCAACCGGTGCCCAGATAGGGGCTGGTCAGTACATAGGGGCTACCCAAAGGGTGACAGGGGCGACTACAGCTGCTGGCGCGTCTATGGGGGCGCTGCAGAGACGTCTTGTGGCCCTGGTTGGTGCTTATGCGGGCCTGCGCACAATCAAGCATTCCATTAGAGACTTTGCTGATTTTGAGCAGCAGATGGCCAACGTCTCTACCATGCTCAACAAGCAGACCATGCAGTACCTGCCTGCCTATTCTCGGCAGATGCGGGAATTGTCTGTGCGCATGGGCGAAGACACCCAGAGCCTGTCCAAGGGCCTGTACGACATCCTGTCCGCGTCTATCGACGCGAGCAAGGCCATGGATGTGCTGGAGGTTTCTGCCCGGGCGGCTACTGCCGGCATGACCAATACCGGCGTGGCAGCGGATGCCATCACCACGGTCTTGAACTCTTACGGCATGTCCGCGGACAAGGCGGCGGACGTATCCAGTGACCTGTTTGAAACGGTCCAGCGAGGTAAGACCACCTTTAGCGAGCTGGCCCAGCACATCGGCAAGGTGGCAGCCCTGGCATCGTCGGCGAATATGCCGTTGGAAGAGCTGCTGGCGACCATCTCGACCCTGACACGGGCCGGCATGAGAACAGACATTGCCATGACGGGTGTGCGCGCCATCCTCAGCACATTCATGAGCCCCACTGCCGAGGCGGCAGATGCAGCTATGCAACTCGGTCTGAACCTGCGTGAGTTGACCCAAGAGGGCATCAACATGCAGGAAGTCTTTGAAAAGCTCAGTCGTCTGGAGGCCAGCGACCTATCCAGAATCTTTGGCAATGTGCGCGGCCTGTCTGCCATGGCAGCGGCCATGAAGCAGGTCAGTGGGCATGCTGCGGATGTGGCTTACATCACCGAGACCTCGGGCGCTGATGTTGAGGCGTTCGGTAAGATGACTGAGACGTCCCAGCATCAGTTCGACCGGTATACAGAGTCTGCTAAAGAGCTGCGCCGGGTCTTTGCTGAAGACCTAGCCCCAGCGGTTGGGGATATGGCCAAGGCCTTTGCGGACATGGCCAAGAAGGGCTCGAATTTACGAAAGCTGGTAAAGACGCTCGGCGAAGCGGCTGGCGATGCTGCCAGGGTCAGCGCAAACCCGGCTGACATCGCCCAGGAGCTTTGGCAGACAAGTAAGCTTAAAAAGGCCGAGGAAACCATTGAGGCCTACGAGACGCTACAGCAGGGAATACCCAATGCGTTTTTAACAAACCCACGGTATGGCTTCGAGCAGGCAGAGAACGACAAGAAGACTCTTGCCCGCATGAGGGACGGGTACGAAAAGGCCCTTGCAGAACGTGATTACCTGCGTAGGGAACTAGGGATCGTTCAGCCATCCCGGTCTCAGAGGGGCAGGAGAGCGCCGGCTGAAGACCTCCCCCATGCGGGATTCATAGGCCCAGCAGCCACAGGGCAGAGCCTGGGCATTGGTGATTACTCCCAGGGTATCCCCCCAGCTCCCCCATACGGTCCTCAGCAGGGCACAGGCACCCAGAGCAAGCAGATCCTTACGAGCGAAGTGGACCTGTACATCGACTCCATCAGGGAAGAGCGCAGGCAGCTTGGCCTGAACAATATCGAACGCGAGCAGGCCATTGCCCTGCAGCAAGCTGAAGTCATGGCCCGGAGCGAGGGCAAGAAGGTGACAGAAGAGCAAGCGTCCCTGATCAAGGCAGAGGTCAAGGCCCTGGAAAAAGCCAAACGGCTTGCGTCCGTGGGGCACGAGATCGGCAATGCCTTTGCGCAGGGTATTGGCAAGTCCATCCTCTACATGCAGGACCTGGGCGACGCGGCCAAGGCCGTGGGCAGGCAGATCATAGAGATTGCCATTCAGTCCGCTATCCTGCAGCCGGCAGGGGAGGCCCTGGGCGGCGCAATTACTGGTGGCCTGGGGACATTGTTTTCGCCAACTCCCAACGCTTTGGGCAACGTGTTTTCAATGGGCAGTGTTGTCCCCTTTGCCAAGGGTGCTGTCTTTGACAAGCCCTTCATGTTTCCCATGTTCGGAGGTAGGACCGGCTTGGGCGCAGAGGCGGGCCCTGAAGCCATCATGCCCTTGAAGCGTGGGCCTGGTGGGCGCTTGGGCGTGGAATCTGGCGGCGGCACTGTGGTCAACCTTGACAGCGAAGTCAAGATCATCAATCAGTCCGGTATTCGCCTGGAGCAGAAAGGCAACCCGGTGCGTGACGGCAACCGTATGACGACAACCCTTATAGCCAAGAACATCATGGACGGCGGTATGGTGTGGAGCGCCATAGCCAGCAAGTTAGCGCAGGGGAGGTACTAGCGTGTACACGTATCCGACACTTGACGAGACCGGGACGCTGCACCTGCCCGAGATGGAGGATTGGGACGAAGGGGCCAGTTTTGACCCCACCTACCGCAGCCCCAAGCAATCGGGCCTTGAGAAGACCTACCCGATGGTCTCGTGGGTATCGGATCAGTGGGCCTTTCGCTATCGGTATCTACCGAACGCCGACAAGGAGTTGCTGTGGGATTTTGAGAGGGCAGTGCTGTTCGGGTCCGAAACCTGGGCCTGGGTACACTTTGAGACCAGCGATATATATGGCGTTCGTTTTGCAAAGGAGATCGAGTTCAAGCGAGAGACCGACCGCGGCGGGACGTGGAATGTATTTGTTGTGATCAAGCAGGCCGTGCCAGAGATCACCGATGCAGACGCATACGGGGCAGGAGCTTATGGCAGTGACGTATACGGATCGTAGCTGTTTTATTAATCGTGAGCGCTTCATAACAGAGGCAAGGAGAATCCTAATGAGTGGAATCACAAAGAAACTTGGCGTCAAGGAAAGACTGTTAATCGGAGGCCTTCTGCCGGATCGCGGTTCGATTGCGGACCTGCGCATACTGCGCGAGTTGGAAAACGAGATCAGTTTCTCGCAGGACGAACACCAGCAGCTCAATATCAAGAATAGCGGCGGTCTCATGACCTGGAACGACAAGGGCGACACAGATAAAAAGGCCATCCAGTTCTGTGACCGGGCCGTTGCGCTTATATCCGAGAAACTCAAGGAGCTGGACAAGCAGGGCCAGCTCCACAAGGACTTTATCGACATCTGGACCATGTTCGTCACCGACAAGGAAGACGAGAAGGCCCAAAAGAAATAAGGGGGTAACACATGGGAGCAGTCACACTACCGAATCCTGGCGGCGACTTAAACGTCTGGGGTACGAAGCTAAATACGTTCCTTAGCGAGAACGTCTTTGACTCGGACGGCTACCTCTCTGACCCGGTGCTGGTGCAACAGTACCTCCAGCACCGGGGCGATGCTGATACGCAGATCGAGTTCGATACCGACTTGATGAAGTTGCACGTCGGTGGTGTAGAGATGCTCCGCCTACTGGAAGACGGCACCCAGGACAAGGTCTGGATCAACCCGGCAGCGGTCGATGTGGATACGATCATCTCTGCGCTTGGGGCTGCCAGTGCTTTGTTTGTGCAAGGCAGTACCGGCAACGTCGGGATTGGAACGGCGAGCCCAGCCAAAAGAGTGGGATACGGTTATCCGTGGTTGCATATTAAGTCCGCTGCTCCTGGTATCCATCTAGAGGATTCGGACGCTTCAACCAGAAGCAGGTATATTGATAACAACAACGGCGCCTTGGAATTTGGGGAAATGTCGAGTGATGGAAGTTCGTCGGTTCCACATCTCACCGTGGCTCATTTAGGCAAGGTCGGTATTGGATATACGGCACCGGAACAACTTCTACACGTTCGTTCTACCACCGGCAATGCCTACATATTGGCTGATACAAGCTCTGGGGGTGGAAATGCGGGACTTATACTTGAGTCTGATGACAGTCAGCAATGGCTTCTATATACACCAGACACTAGTAATGACTTCCGCATCAATTCCGACTCGACCGATTACTTTACTATCGATACATCCGGCAACGTCGGTATCGGCACAGGGAGCCCAGATAGTTCGTCAGGGCTCACACTTGAAGTTGCCAACGACACAGCGGCGAAAATAATCCTAAACAATACGAACGCAAGTGGTGTCAAGTGGGCGCTCTCATCCTCATCAACGGGGAATCTGGGGTTCTACGATTATGACTCAGCCGCGTATAGAATGGCCTTTGATGATTCAGGGAACCTCGGTATAGGAACGGTCAACCCAGAGACATTGCTACACCTATGGGATTCTGGAACAGGCCCAATACTCAGACTGGCTTTTGGAGATACGGCTGTCACAACTGGAGATTACTATGGGCGAATAGAATTTCATGGTAATGATCAAACAAGTCCAGGGAACACTGATGGTGTAAGGGCTATGATTGCAGCATATGCAGACAGTCCGTACTCTTCCGGGCAATCGAATCTTCTCTTCTATACGGCAGCAGCGACAGCGGCAACGGAGAAGATGAGGATTGACCAGGACGGCAAGGTCGGCATCGGCACGTCGAGCCCGGCCGAGCTTCTGGAGGTTTCGTCCAACACCGGACAAAACCCGATAGATCCAACGGTTATACGAATTTCAACGACAAAGGCGGCGGCGTCTAATTGGTTGACGACTACGGATTGGGGTAGGTTTGAATTTTACTCTGCTGACGAATCTAGCTCAGGTCCAAAGGTTCATTGGAGTATTGGCGCAAGATGTACTTCGACAACTGGTGGCCTCTCCAACTTGGTGTTCGGCTCTGCGTCTTCTTCAGAAGCTGTGGTGTTCACGGACGCCGGCGATGTCGGCATCGGAATAGCGGCTCCAAACTATGAATTTCACTTGTACAAGAGCACAAACAATCAGACACAAATGGTTGCCGAAAATCCAAATACCGGTACTGGAGCAATTGCCACAATCTTAGCTAAGGCTGATACGGGTAGTTGTACCTTGCAGTCGTTTAGTAGGGGTTATTCTGGGACATGGGGTGGAGTCGCATTGGCTAATGCTTGTCGTCTCAGGACGGACCCTGGTGCAAGTGTATTAATGATTGGGACTGGTGGGACTGGCGATGATCTCCATTTCTTGACCGAAGATACTCTGGCCATGACCATCGATGGGGCAACCCAGAACGTCGGCATCAGCACGTCGAGCCCAGGCAGCACTTTAGAAGTGAATGGGACCCTTTGCGCAACTACGATAGGTAGTAGGGATGATTCTTCTACTTACCATTCGTTTTATCTATCAGAAGACAATACCTACGATAAAGTGTGGATTGTTTCAAATCGATTCAGGTATTATCCTGCCACTGATCAGTTCGCTAGAACAGACGCAGCAGATCTTGCTTCGATGGTACTTTTGAATGCCGATGACATTGAATTTTATAATCAGTCGGCAGGCACCTCCGGGACGTACAGTCTAACGCCCACCATGATAATTCAGGGGACAGGGAGTGGTAAAGGTAATGTCGGCATTGGAACAGCAACTCCAGCTACTAAGCTGCATATATCAGCCTCTAATGCTTCGGGGGTAGCCAATGCTTTGCGATTTACCGACACGGACGGTGGATCATCAGCTGAGCAGTTCTCAGGTCTAATTGAGTTTTACACCAACGACGTAACTCAGGTCGGTGTCCATTCGAGTATAGGCGGCATCACAGAAGACACCAATTGCAATGGTGCATTAGTGTTCTATACAGGACAGGCTGCATCAGCTGCTGAGCGAGTACGTATCGATTCTTCTGGTGACGTCGGCATCGGCACTGCGTCGCCTGATATGGCACTAGATGTCAATGGGGAGATAAGGGCGAGCACTGGAATACTCTTTGGGAGTGACACCGCAGCTGCCAATACTCTGGACGACTACGAGGAAGGCACGTGGACGATTACGTGCCTTCCTGCCACTAGT